ATGTCCAATGTTTCTGTATTTAAAAAAGTTGTGATATAATCTATGTATGATTATTCTTAATGATAAAAAAGTGACAGCTAAAACTTATGCAAAACATATGGCATATAAACATATGACAAAGTTATATGACAATCCTGAAGAGTATACTGATGATAATTTTAAACACGCTACTCAACGAGAGCAAGAAGAAATATTAAATCAAATTAGTTTACAAGAGGATAGAGTTCGTAAGTCTCTGGGTGTAAAGTTTGATACATTACACAGTCAAAATAATTGGTCAGTAAAAGTAGAGGGTAAAAAATTATGACAGAATTTACAGATGATGTGTTAAAAAGAAAAGAAATATTAGAAGAAGAAACAAAAGATAAAAAAGTTAGAAGTTTGTATCTTCATAAAACTAAAGATGAAAATTATTTTCAAACAACTTTTCAAAGCGATAGAGTTTTAATCGAACACAAAGACAAACGCAAGAAGAACCAGGAGTTTAAGTATGGCGAAGACGTGGAATAAATCTGTGTATACATCTGCTACACAAGGCAGAGGTAAAAAGACAAGTCAAGGTAGAGGTAATGTTGCTTTCTCTACCATGAATAAAAATAAAAAAAGCAACTTCAAAAAATATCGAGGTCAAGGAAAATGAAAGTAAAACATTTAAAAACTAAAACGATAATTGAATTAACTCCAGAAGAAACCAATCAATGGATTGAAACAATTAATACATTTGATAAAATTGTAGATAATACAGTAGAAATGAGTGATATGTATCTATCAGATTTAGGTAAACTACAAACTACTAGGTGGAAACTAACTCAATTGTTTGGTCTTTCTTACAATCGAAGTGAGTATAAATATACTAAGGATAAAACATGAACATATTTTATTTTGATGATTGTCCGGTTGAATCAGCACGAGCACAACCTGATAAGATGCTAGTTAAGATGCCCCTGGAAACAGCACAGATGTTGTGTACTGCACACCGAGAGTTAGATGGTGATGAGTATGCAGATGCTAATGGGCTTTACAAAAGAGCCTATTGGAATCATCCTTGTACTATCTGGGCAAGAGAATCTAGCTCAAACTATTCGTGGTTGTATCGTCACTTTGTGGCATTGTGTATTGAATACAGTAGCAGATATGGAAGAAGTCATTTGAGTTTTGACAAACTCTCTGGCCCTCTCATGACACTACCTCAAAACATTGAGATAGGAGACATGACTACTGTTGCTCAAGCTATGCCTGATGAGTACAAACATGAAGACCCAACTGTTGCGTATCGTAGATATGTGATTAATGAAAAACACTATGCCAAGTGGGAACAGAACAGAGCTAAACCTACATGGTGGACTACTCAGGAGGTAGCGTAAAATGAAATTTAATATCATAATAGGGGCTGTGTTAATTGCTATGATAGTGGCAATGTTTAACATAGTAAATATAACTACAGATAATATATCTGAAAACAAGTCCGGACTTACTAGATTAAACAAATCTTTTTTGTCTCTCAGCGAAGAGTTTCAAAGCGTAGGTAGACAAGCAGAGTTAATAGAATCTACTAGAGAGAGCTATAGAAATTCTTTGGTTGAGTTATCAAATAGATTAGATTCTATGGATGAAACAAACTCAGAAATCTATCGTATCTTAAATGAGTTAGATAAGAAGTTAAATAAACCACCAATAGCTACTGTTGTTATAGAAAAGTTTATTGAACCTGAGCTAACAGAAGACATTGGAGTTAATGGGGGACTAGGTGTACTAACTGGAACTCAAATAGTTGGGCAGCCTGAAACAAAAGAACTTGAAGTTGTTCCTTGTCCTAAACCAAAGGCAACAAGGAGTTTTGATTCTTATCTTTCTCGAATTACAATCAACAAAAAAATATCTTTTACTGTTATTTATGATGTTATCTCTGGCCAAAGTACAAACACAAGGTACGATGGTGCAGTTCCAAGTAAACTAAAACGAGCAGTTGATAAATATATTTCTGAATTAGAATTTCCAGGAGAGATAACTGTACAAGGTTGTACTTTACCTTTTACAATAAATATTTAAGGAGAATGATATGTATATTTATATGAACACAGAAAGTGAAACAAGAGTTTTAACTCGTGATGAATACAGAATCTTTACAGATTTTACTAACGATAACTATGAAGATATGTATTCAGAGAAGGTTGGTTATGAAGTAAATTATAATCCAAGAAAGGATAATTTTACAGTCACACTACCATCCAACAATTTAATAAGTTTTGTTGATTTATTCAACGAAAGGGGTTGACTTTTTAGTCAGCAAGTGTATAATAACTAATGCAATAATGCCAAACCATAGGAGAAAATAAATGGCAATACAACAAGGAATAGCCTATTGGGCTAGTGTAAGAACACCTAATACCAAGTTCGAACCCTGTTATACAGTGGACTTAGTAGTAAGTGATGAGGTGGCAAATGACTTTGAAAGTCGTGGCTTCAGGGTTAAAGACCTGACAGTCAATGATGAAGTTGTTGGTCGGTCTATTAACTTTAAAAGAAAAGTCAATGGTCCAAATGGAATGGTTCGTAAAGCACCATTATTAATGGATGCTGATAAAGTTCCAATGGATGAAAACGTTGGGAATGGTTCTAAGGTTAGAGTTCAATACAATGAGTGGGAAGCCACTAATAAGTTTGGAACTTTCAAGGGCCTGGACTTTCAAGCTATGCAAGTAGAAGAATTAATTTCTTATAAAGCCGGAGACGGAGATGAGTTTGATTCTATCGAAGGTGGCGAGGAGTTCTAATGCAAATTACTATCCAAGACAATGTCTATGAGATAGACAATATCAGTGATGAAAAAATCAAATTAGAAACTAGTGTTTTAATTGCTAAGATTAATCATCATAGATTATGTTTAGAAGGTTCTCAAATTTTAGTTAATACTTTTGAAACTAGATTGGGTGATGTTCTCAAACCAAGAGACGAAGCTCTGGTAGAACCTACAAGAGCACGAGATGAGAAGGGGCACTATATTGCAGACGACCCTTCAACTCCTGATGTAAATGAAGCTTGGGAAGGTGGTAAGAAACCATCTAAGTCTAAGTCTTCTTAATTCTAACCATGCTAGGACACAGATTAAGTTCTGTGCCTAGCTTTTTTTTGGGTCAAACATGGAAAACAATTTAAAATTTGTAAAGTATCATCAGCCTTGTCCCTCATGTGGTAGTAGCGATGCTCTATCACTCAACGAGGATGGGTCTGGTAAGTGTTTTAGTTGTCATAAGTTCTTTCCTAGTATTGATAAACAATCTACATTTAAATCAAGCCAGGTAAAAACAAGTATGAAAGAAACAATAAAAGAACTGAATGCACATGGTGGTGTGTTCGCAAAATTAACAGATAGAAACATAGCAAAGGAGACTGCTGAAAAGTATGGTGTCAAAGTTGTCTATGATTCTAATGGTACGTTAGCTCAACATATATATCCTTTATATATTAACAATGAGCTTACGTCTAACAAAATTCGATACGTCAGGGATAAGAAATTTTCTTTTGATGTATCACCTAATGGTGTTGGACTTTTCGGTCAACAGTTATTCAAAGAGGGAGGTAAGTATCTTACCATAACGGAGGGAGAGTGCGATGCTATGGCAGCCTATGAACTACTTGGTAGTAAGTGGGCTGTCGTATCCGTTGTTAGAGGTGCAGCAGCAGCAGTAAAAGATATTAAAGAAAACCTTGAGTATGTAGAAAGTTTTGATAATGTTGTGCTTTGTTTTGATAAAGACAAACCGGGACAAGAAGCTGCTAAGAAAGTAGCTACCATATTAAAACCTGGTAAAGCCAAGATAGTAACTTTACCTAATGGTTATAAAGATGCTAATGATATGTTGAACAAGGGACTCTTCAAAGAGTTTACTAGTTCTTGGTGGGATGCAAAGGTTTATACTCCTAGTGGTATCATTCGTGTATCAGAAAAACAATCTGAGTTTCTTAATCGTGAAAGAAAAGAAAGCATTCCCTATCCTTGGGAAGGTTTAAATAAAAAACTGTATGGCTTGAGACAAGGAGAGCTCGTAACTTTAACGGGTGGAACGGGTCTTGGTAAGTCTAGTATTACTAGAGAGCTTGAACATTGGTTAGTTAAAAACACTGATGATAATGTAGGTATCATAGCATTAGAAGAAGATTGGAAACGCACAGTTGATGGTATCCTTTCTATTGAAGCTAACGCTAGGTTATACGTAGACCAGGAGAGAGATAAGTTTGATAAAGAAACTATCATGGATATGTTTGATAAGATATTTTCTAATGACAAAGTATTTATTCATGCTCACTTTGGAACGAATGAGATAGATGATATCTTTGCCAAGCTTAGATATCTTATTGTTGGATGTGATTGTAAGTGGGTAGTTGTTGACCATCTTCATATGTTAGTCAGTGCATTAGCAGAAGGAGATGAAAGAAGAGCCATTGATAATATTATGACTAGACTTAGAAGTTTAGTTGAAGAAACCGGGGCCGGATTAATATTAGTATCTCACTTGAGAAGAGTTGATGGAAACAAAGGTCACGAAAACGGAGTTGAAGTAAGTCTCTCTCATCTTCGTGGGTCTAACAGTATAGGACAGTTGTCTGATTGTGTTATTGCACTTGAAAGAAACCAACAATCCGATGATGATTTAGAAGCGAGGACAACAAAACTTCGTATACTTAAGTCAAGATATACAGGTGATGTAGGAATGGCTACATCTTTAGTGTATGATAAAGACTCTGGTCGTTTAACTGAATACTCTGATGCAGAGTTAATGAGCAATGAGGAAGAAACCTTACTGCCTTTCTAGGAATATTTATGGAATTAGTTTTTGATATAGAAACAAATGGATTGCTTTTTGATTTCAAAGAAAAAGTTTGGGATGAGGAAGCTAAAAAGAACATTGAAATTATAAGACCTGCAGCTACAACTATCTTTTGTATTGTTGCTATAGACGAGAATGACAATGTATATTCATTTGAACCCCATCAAATTGATGAGGGTATTAAATTTTTAGCTGAAGCTGATAAAATAATTGGTCATAATATTATTGGTTTTGATATACCAGCTATTAAGAAACTTAAAGGGGTGGACCTGTATGAACATACAGAAGCTCTTGATACCTTGACCCTGTCAAGACTTTTCCACCCCACCAGAGAGGGAGGTCATGGTATTGAAGCATGGGGTTATCGTTTAGGTGGTGTACAAAAAGTAGAGCATACAGATTGGACTCAGTATAGTCCGGAGATGTTAAAGAGATGTCAAGTAGATACTGTTATAAATAAAAAAGTTCTTGCAGCACTAAGAAAAGAAAGTCCTGGATTTTCTAAACAATGCATTGAGCTTGAACATGCTGTTGCCAAAGTAATTGCTGACCAACATGTTAATGGTTTTTACTTTGATGAAAAGTCAGCAACCTTTTTACTTAGTTCTTTAAACAAAAGAAGAAAAGAAGTTGAAGAAGAAGTACATAGAACATTCAAACCTAAGTGGGTCGATGTTAAAGAAGTACAACCTAAACTTAAAAAGGATGGTGAGCTTTCTAAATCTGGTCTATCTAATATAGAATACGAAGAACGAGTTAAAACAAAAGACCTTACTCCTTTCATGAGAAAAGAATTAAAAGAGTTTAACTTAGGTTCACGTCAACAGATTGGAGATTATCTAAAAGACTTTGGGTGGAAACCAAAACGTTTTACTCCAACGGGTCAACCTATTGTAGATGAGGGTACATTAAAACTAATAACTCACATCCCAGAAGCTAATTTAATTGCTGAGTATTTATTACTACAGAAAAGAGCAGCTCAAGTTGAGTCTTGGATAGATGCAGTTGAACTGACAGGTAAAAAAGATAGTAGAGTACATGCTAGTGTTATAACATTAGGTACAATTACTGGTCGCATGGCACATAGAAGTCCTAACATGGCTCAAGTACCTGCTGTTTACAGTCCTTATGGTAAAGAGTGTAGGTCTTGTTGGACTGTACCAAGTGGATATAAACTTGTAGGTGTAGATGCAAGTCAATTAGAATTAAGAATGTTAGCACACTACATGGCTGACGAGGATTATATAAATGAAATTATTAATGGAGACATTCACACGACTAACCAAAACCTTGCAGGACTTGAATCAAGAGACCAGGCAAAAACTTTCATCTATGCCCTCATTTAC